TGCACGAATAACACTATCAACATCTGAACGTGTGATTTCAGTTGGGTTATCACCATTAACACCACCAACACAGTTAATCAATGAAGCAGTAGATGCCAACATGTTACGTGTTAGTTCATCTTCAGTTTGACGAAGAGAAACACCTAAACGTCGAGCAGCTTCATTTAAAACGGGATCTTGGTTTTGTAGAGTAACTTGCTCATGTATTTCTACATAGCTACCATAAAAATCAATCTTTGCGTCAATGTCAACGGCAGTTAGCGTTTGAGGAGGAGGAGTAACTCCAGATGGACCCAAAGGTACTAATGCACTGTTCAAAGGATTGTATCTACGCATACGAAGAGTAGTACCACCATTTTTAGGCATACGTTTCTTCATAGCAGCAAATTTATGAATAAAGTCAGGTACCGGTACAGCTAACAAGCGCTCATCGAACGACTGTTGAACTGGAGCTGGCAGCACTGATGACGTAGTTATAGCCATCGTGTTCCTTTCTTAAAAAGGTTACCAAAATATGTTTGTTTTAGTAGTTGGCGAGACCTTTATAGTGTTTAACTATATACGCCGATAGGAGGATGCGACTGCCTCTACGCATAGAAAGAATGGGAAAGTGAAGGTACGACTCTTCATACGTGACACTAGTTTTACTATGAGATGTAAAAAAAAACAATCCCCAAGAGGAAAAGATTTCTCTAGACCTCCTGGAGCTGGTTCTCTGTGTATAGAGGAAATTATCCAGAATTGATCGCGGAGACCATTTCTTTATATATTCTTGCACGAGACTCGGCAGTACTTTCTGTGAAGTCGTTCATTTGAGATAATGGACTTCCCTTACTAATAGAGTCCGAAGGCCGTGGCTTAGAAGCATTGATAGCGATAGCTTCTTTCTCTTTTTTATAAAGATCTTGATCAACAACACCCATCTTCTTTATGTATTTATAGGCTACAGATGCCTTAGAGTATAAGTTCTTATTATCGTTAAGCATTTGTGCAAGCTCTGGTTCTTGTTCACGGAACTTAGCAATATTTTTAGCTGAAAGAACTTCATCGATGTCAGGGAAAGATTGTCGCAGCTTTATTTCAGTAGCTTGTTGATCATAGTTTTGCTTTTGCGCAGCCATCTCTTTGCGTAGCTCCAAAAGATCTTTATATTCTGCAAGGTCTGAAGGATCACGGTATATCTCCTGCTTTGGAGGTTCTTGAGATCGTTTTTGCTGTTCTTCGTATTGTTTCAACTTATGCAGATACTCATCACGTTCTCGTTCTGCCTTTTCTCGTGCACTACGAAGTGCAGCAAAGTTCTTTTCAGCATCACTATGTTCATCTTTTTGAGTTGTATCTTGCTGAGAATCTTGATTAGGAGTTTCTTCAACTTGGGAGGATGATTGATCCACTTGTTGAAGGTTGTTCAATTGTTCCACTGATTTCCTTAATTACATTAACCTTGTTTACTTCCTTGAATTCACCATTAAGCTCCATTGCTTTACGATCAAGTGTTCCATCTCGGAAATCTAGCACAAATTGCAGGAGTTGTCTTTCTTCTGGGTGTGCCATGAGTGCTTCATTAACCATAGTAACACTGGCAGTTAGAGAAGGAACAACCCATAGGAACTCAATTGAACCTGATTCGGGATGGTATTGGTATACAACTTGATCATGCTGTGGTGTTGGGCAAGATTCTCGTGCAAAGTAGTAATTACGCATTACATTCTTCATGAGTCGTTCTTGCTTAACTAAAACTACTACAAAGAAATCACTCGTATATTTCTTACACCCGGCAACAATAGCCTCGTGAATATTCTTTTCGTAATCAGTGAGCATCTCTTTCATCTGATCATGAGCAGAATGAGTGTTTTCGTGTGAATTCTTTAGCATGTCCGTTGATATCTTACCTACTGTCTCGCGTGTCATACTATCCTTGTTATTATTTTAACGTATTTTCTTTTAACTGCTTCTTTTGTGATCTATCTGATTGATCAAACAGTTCGTTGATATTCTTTTCGTAATGAGCGATCATCTCTTTCATCTGATCATGAGCAGAATGAGTGTTTTCTAGTGAATTCTTTAGCGTGTCCGTTGATATCTTACCTACTGTCTCGCGTGTCATACTATCCTTGTTATTATTAGTGATGATTACTTTTTGTTTTTAGGATTCAGCTCTGGGTACTTTGAGTACACTTTTTTACGAATACCTGCTGGGTCAGGAGCATTATGAGCAAGAGAAAGTGCTGCCATTGCGCGCTTCTTACTGTTTATTGGGTAGCTATAAGGAGAAGTCCCGCCAGACTTACCAGCAAAGTCACTCTTCTTAACGCTTTTATATTCGCCTGTGTTAGACGCTCCAGGCTTTTTCTCAAGCTTCTTCTCTGCAGCCTTAGATATCTTTTTACCTTTAGCTACAGTTACCATTTTAGCCTTAGGTTTAACCATCTTCTTGGACTTTACGCAATTTTTACAAGCCACAGTATTTCCTTAAGGTTTTAATGTATTTTCTTTTAACTGCTTCTTTGGTTTCTTAGTCTTCTTACCTTGCATGTTAGGCGGTGTGCCCAATATATCGTAAGCGATCTTAGTAGCTTTCTTATTAGATCTTGGCATAGATGGCATAGTGTCTCCTGGTTACTCACTGCAGAGCTAAAGAAGGTTAACCCTGCAGTGAATTATTAACAACTTAACTATAAGAATTGGCGATATTACTCAACCATTCCTTTAATATAGTTAGGATTGTTACGTGCTTTTTTAGCCAACTTGTCTATACCATCCATTGAATCATCAATGTAGGTTTCAGGGAAGTATGACGGATTCTCTGGATAGAGTTTAGTCATAGTTTCTGTCGGCATATTAGCGACTTTAGATGAATCATTTTTTACCATGTATCCACCCATTGAGTCATAATAACGTTTCTTTGCCATGTTGGCCTTTCGTAGAAACTCCTCCACTAAAGTGAAGAAAGGTTAGTGTTGTTACTGTCGCCTCTATCTACTTCCGGAACAGCTGTAGGCACAACGTCCGGATTTGGATTATTTACAGCATCCTCCGCTTTTGCAATATTTGCAATAGTGAAGAGTTTATGTAATTGATCCAATTCTATTGTATCTATTTCTTTAAGCGCTTTAACAAGGTCAAGAATGCCTGAGAAGCGGTCTTTCTGAGCCTGTGCTTCACGTTCTCCAGCCAACGCCTTATTCTCATCAATCCTACTAAGTCTTTCTTCGCCCATAGAGTTATCAGCATTAGCTCTAGCATTAGCCATCTTAATATTGGCTTCTTTCTCTTGCATAGCGACCTTAAGTTCCATTTCCTGCATCTCAGATTGTTTTTTCTCTTGAGCTGCTGCATTCTCCATGATCTTAGTCTTATTCTGAATGGTAGATGCTTCAAGTAAGTCTGCAGAAGTAATAGGTACGCCAGCTTCTCTAAGTTCAAGCATTTGAGCAAACTGCATCTGCCGTTGTGTTGATGTATTAAGTCCATCTTCAACCGCTGCGTCATATGTTCCAAAAGCTTTATTGTAGAACTGATCTGTAGGCTCATCTTCTATGATTCGCTTAATCTTACCAGGAGTGAAGTTAGCTTGGATATAAGAAATCATCAAGTTGCCAAGCTGCTTTTGTGATCTATCTAATTGATCAAACAGTATCTGTAGTGTAGTAAGACCAGCACCTTGACGAAGCATAGAGAGGATTCCAGACTTGTCATCAGTAGCTGAACCGAGTAGTTCTTCGTTAACACCAGAGATCTCTTGCACTTCTTTAGCAAGTAATTCTGAAAGTTGAATCATTGATGGCGGTACTTGAGGTGCCATGATTTGCTCGACATCAGACATGAGGGCTTCTTCTTTAAGCGCAAGTCCTTTGCCTTGTCCAGCAAGGTTAAACACGTCAGCGGGGTTAACCAAAGCATTCTCTTTATACTTCCAACCAGAATTGATTTGTGACTCTAGTATATCGAGCTCTACAACTCTACGGCGATTATAAAGGTATTGGGCGTCGCGTAGATTTCTTACCACACCTTGAATTCTATACGGGTAATAAGGCATTTGTGGATTAAAATATCCTAGAACAGGAACAAATGGATACTTATCTACACCCATTGGGTTAGGCCCATGATAAAGCACCTTGTTCTGTACTCTAACGGCAAGTTTAACGGTAGGAATCTCTTGATCAATGAGCTGTATTTGGGGATACATAGTCATAAACTGACGTAATGCATCCTTATCGTCGCTCTTCCATTCCATTGCTTCACCAGTCTGTACATCTACAAGAAGCTTCTGCTGCCTATAGGTACGATAGTAATACTCATCATACGCTAGTAATTTTTTCTTATCATAAGCATAGTTCTCTGGCATGAACTGGAATTTACCATCACGAGCATCATAAGAAGAGAGTGAATCTACTTCTTTTTTCATCTCAGGTAAAAGAGAAACTGCTTCTGCTCGAGTTACATAGGTTCTTTTCCATATACCATTACAATCTGATAGATCAGCCTTGCGGAAGTATGGATCAATAATGAATGAGTTATTAGCTGCATTATCAAGCTTCATGTTACCTGAAACTGGATCTTCACGGTAATCCATCCACAAGTGAAGTAAATTCATACCTGTGATTAGAGTTCCATGTCTAAACGAATCAGATATAGTTTCAAGCATCTGCTCACGTCGAACAGACCACATGATAACCTTAGTAAACTGATCTGCCGTATCTTGATCACCATTCTCTACCGGTGTTACCGTAATAGATTTACGATGACGCCGTTGAAAACCATCTATATTGTTAATGATTCTTTTTATTCTATTAAACTGAAACTGCTTATTTCGTGCACCAGCTTGGGCACCATAAAGCTCTGCCCATACTGACTGATCTCCGACCTCAAACCGAGTATCTATGTCAGCTTCAGCCCATTGAGACTGGTTAGTGGTTATTGTCTCTTGATAGAAGTTATCCATCTGTTGACCGATTTCATATCCATCAGGTTCATAATATGGTGAGTAAAGCTCAGGAATTGACGCCATTCACTGTTCCTTTTGTTGGTATCTCAGAAATAAATTAATTCTAGAATGTGTACGGAATAGATGCAAGTATTATTGCTAAATTACTTCTATATCTTTACCATAGGTAGCATTGGTATCATATATAAGTCTCATTAAAACGAAAATAATAGTATGAAGAAGAAGCAATTCTCTGCAAGGATAGATGAAAAAGTATTAGAAAAAACAAGAGACCTAGTTTACTGGCAACCAGGCCTCAAGTTTAATAAGTTTCTTGAAGATGTACTTAAAGCAGTCCTCTCTCAGTGGGGTGACAAGATAAAAGAACGCCCTAAGAATTAGTAACAAATAAAAATGTACCAAAACTTCTGGGGTAAATGGTTGGGATTCTGGGGTAAATGGTTGGGATTCTGGGGTAAATGGTTGGTAGTTACCCCACATATAGTTCGGTAGTTACCCCCCATCTCTGTAGCAGCAAGTTGGTTCTAAAAAGAGCCGGGCAGTCATTTATATGCTATGTGACGGCTATTGATCCTCAAACAGTGGGATATCTTCACGGTAATTACTCAAGGATGATACCTTGCGAGACTCTAAGTCTATATCTTCCAAAGTTCCATTAAAGAACATAGCTGCGAAAACTGCTATAGTTGGCCCACAAAAGAAGTCATACGAGAGTATATCGATCCTAGCAGTGCCAAACTTAGGAGAAAAGTGAGCATAGATACTATAGTTATCCCCAAACTGGATTACATGAATACCTTCTTCCTCTTCACATTTAGCTTGATCACCAAAATCAACTATCGTTATCTTTCTATCGTTGATCATTCGAGCCATAAGGTAGAATGACTTGATATAGTTCTGTATATGCTCTGGATTGCCAATAAAGCATGGATTACAGTCGGTGAGTTTAATGATTGTATGGTATTCCTTAGACTCAACAACTTGATCACTAGCAGTAGAATTCTGTGGCACCATCAAGCTAAGTGATAGTAGTGTAGTAGCTATCCAATTGTTCATTATAAATCCTTCTCTAGCAATAAAAGCTTAGCTTTAAGTTTGGCTATATAATCAGCATCTAGTAATGAAATTTTAGATTTAAGTTTATCTATATAATAAGTTTGAGATTCAATTAAATCCCGGAGAGATTCTATCGTTTTATCATTATCTATTGAATCTCTTTGATCCATTTCAACGTCGAATACCTCACGCGTTGCAGCACCAACCCCATATTCTAACTTTAGTATTTCTTTATCGATGTTTGATTGGTCTGGAAATTCAACTCCCCTTAAGCGTTTCATTTCACACTCAAGTGATGTAACTTTCTCCTCGAGTTTACCTATATGTGAATAATCCATACGGGCCATCGATAACATATATTGTAATGATTCCCCGTAGTAATCTGTATGATCAAAGTTTGATCCGTGGAGAATATCTTTTACTTTATCCAATATTCCTTGCCATGTATTTGGTCTTTTTTCCATTATAAATCCTTGTAGTTTATAGTTTTAGATATCTTTTTAATGTACAATGCAAATGCATAAGAGTACAAAAAGCCAAGAGCAGAAGTATGTATCATCAACAGTATTCCTAATAAGTAGCTCATTCTATCTCCAGTTATTTAGTTTTTTTTACTCTCTACTGCTAAAAAATCTACATCACAAGACTCAAGTTTACGTGTTAGGTATCTTGTCTATCTTGATATCTCTAACCTGTCCAGACCCAAGAAACACCATGCTCTTGCTATCCATAGGAACCGGTATAAAACCGAACCGATTAGGCTCCGGTGTGCGTGGAGAGTCTCCATAATCTAAGAGTTCATAAACGTCATCATTATGCATTGTTATAGTTACTTTATACGTATTCATATCTTCCCTTAGTGTTGTTTTCTAAAAGGAGCTGGCAGCCCTGCATCAGCACCATACATAGCTCTATAGTATCTTGCATCCAACTCTTCTTTAGTAGAGTTATTATCTTTAGTCTTGGGTAATGTAATAGCTAGATATCTCATAGAATCTGCCCAATGAGAATGTTGATCATGGAGAGGTCTTGGCTTATAGATCTTATTGCGAGCATCATACTCTTG